GGAACAACGAGATTATCAGTGGGGGTTTAACCCTGTAGGATTACCTAACCCTTTGCAACTTGAAGGTTTAGAGGACAAATTAGAGGCACAAAGTCAAGTAGGAAATGTTATAATCGAGATAACTTAGGAGAATTACAATGGCAGAATATAAACAACCAAAAGAAGTAGCACTACCAACACCTAGAGAAATGCCTAAAAGACGAGGTAAGATTTATGGGTGTGTTAATTTAGCGCCTAACAAACTATCAGGCTACCCTGAAACAGATGTTAAAACTGATGGTGTTGTAACACGCGGTAACGGCGCAGCAACAAAAGGTACTAAAGCTCGTGGCCCAATGGCATAAGGATTAGTTAATGAACTATACAGAATTAGTTGCAGCTATTGAAAGCTATACAGAAAATGCATACACCAAAGTTGATGTAGATACTTTTATTCAAAACGCTGAACAGACAATTTATAACGCTGTGCAGTTACCTGACCTACGTAAGAATGTAACGGGAAATATGACTACAAATAATAAATACTTTGGTCTGCCAAGTGATTGGCTTTCTACTTTTAGTATAGCTGTAATTGATAGCGACAATAAATACTCTTACCTTCTGAATAAAGATGTTAACTTTATTAGAGAGTCGTTTCCTGATGTAGATTCAGAGTATAATGGGAAACCAAAGTATTATGCAATATTTGACGATGGGACAATGATATTAGGACCAACACCAGATGAGGATTACAATGCTGAGTTACATTATTACTACTATCCTGAGAGTATTGTCACTGCTGGTAATACTTGGCTTGGGCAGCATTTTGATACTGCTCTCTTTTATGGATCACTTCTTGAGGCGGCTGCATTCATGAAAGAAGACGCAGATACTGTGGCTCAATACTCAAGTAGATATCAAGAAGCAATGGCGCTTTTACAGAATTTAGGTGAAGGTAAAAATAGACGAGATGCTTACAGAAGTGGGCAAGAAAGGATACCGGTAAGATAATGGATAATGCAGGACAAATGATTCAAGGCACTGACTATAAAGTTATTACTTCAGAAGAAGGTAAGGGTCATACGCCAGAGCAGGTAGCAGAGATGGCATTAGCAAAGATAATACATGTCGGAGAAGATGCAGACCCCTTAATAAAAGAACAAGCAGAAGCTTATAAACACAACATTAGGAATGTCCTAGTGCAATATATGAAAAAGGCTATTAAGTCTAATCATACAACAATAGCGAATAGAATGCGTGAAGCAGGACATTCAGATTTAATTAAACTTTTGGAGATATAGAAATGGCAATTACTCAAGCAATGTGTACGTCATTTAAAGTTGAGATACTGAACGGTGTTCATGCATTTGGTACTACAGTAGCTCGTGCAGATACAACTGCCGATACATTTAAAATGGCATTATATACAGACTCTGCTTCTTTAGATGCATCTACTACAGCATACGAAACAGGTGGTGAAACTTCTGGAACAGGATATACAGCAGGCGGACAAGACTTAGCAGCTGTTGCTCCAACATCATCAGGCACTACAGCATATTTAGATTTTGCTGATGAGACTTGGACTAATGCAACTATTACTGCACGAGGTGCTATGATTTACAACCAATCTCAAGGCAACAAAGCTGTTGCAGTGTTAGACTTTGGTGGTAATAAGACATCAACTGCTGGTGACTTTACAGTGGTGTTCCCTAATGCGGATGCTGCAACTGCTATAATACGTATAGCTTAATAGGAGCCTAAGATGGCTCGGTGGGAAGGTTGGAGTTCAGGTCCATGGTCTAGAGGGTCATGGGGTTCAGCTGTAGATTTAGCGGAACCTACAGGCGTAAGTGCTACAGCCCAATTAGGTAGTGTTACAGTAGATGCTAAAGCTGATGTTAATGTTTCGGGACTAGAGGCAGTCTTTACTTTTGGAGTAGAGATAATAGAAGCAGATAATAATGCTAACCCAGGTTCTGTATTTGCAATTGGTGATGTAGGTGATGTTACTACTTTTGGTATAGCTAATATATTTGCCGCAGGTATAGTAGGAACAACAGCTTTAGGTCAGGCGACTAGTGAAACTGTTAACCTAGTAAATGTTGTTGGAGTATCTGGCACCGGAGCTGTAGGAAACATAGAGCCAGATGCACAAGCAACTGCATACCCAGAAGGAGTAACTGCCACAAGCGATGTTGGGAATAATAAATTTGTTTTAGTTTGGGGTAATATTGATACAACTCAAGACCCGAATTGGACTAGGATAGGGTCAGATTAGATGATACAATATAAGATAATAGGAGAATTATAAAATGCCAAGTACATACTCGGACTTAAAAATAGAGCTAATTGCCACTGGCGAGCAGACAGGTACATGGGGTGCAACGACTAATACCAACTTAGGTACTGCATTAGAAGAAGCTATTACAGGCTCTGCTGATGTCACGTTTGCGAGTAACGACATAACCCTTACTTTAACAAATACTAATGCGTCTCAAGCGGCTAGAAACTTAAGGTTAAACTTAATAGGAACAACAGGGGGAGCTACTAGAAACTTAATTGTCCCTACATTACAAAAACTGTATCTAATTAATAACACTTGTACAGATGCTATTGTAGTTAAAAACTCAACAGGTACGGGAATTACAGTTGGTGCGGGTAAAACAAACTTCGTATATAACGATGGTTCTAATGTTGTTGATGCAATTAAACTTGGCACCCTTGCAGAGCAAGATAGTAATAATGTAACTATCACTGGTGGAACCGTCACAGGGTTAACTAACTTAGAAGCTACAGCTGCTACAATCGGCGGCGGAGACTTAAATGTTACAGGTCTAATTAAGTTAAATGGTGCTCAAGGTACAGCAGGACAATATCTAGGTTCTAATGCAGGATCAGACCCTACATGGCAAACAATACCAGCAGCAGCAGTTGTAATTCCAGCGGGTTCTAGAATGTTATTCCAACAAACAGCAGCACCAACAGGTTGGGTAAAACAAACATCATCTAATAACGTAGCTTTAAGAGTTGTTAGTGGTACAGCAAGTACAGGTGGTACGGTAGCATTTACTACAGCATTTAAATCATATTCTGTGGCTATTTCTGGTAACACAGGTAACAAAGCTGCAGGTGGTACTGTTGCTAACCATACGCTGTCTAATGCAAGAATACCAAGCCATACTCACTCTTATTCAGCTGCTGTTGCGGGCGGAAGATTTGCTACTAATAACAAGGGTGGATTTGCTGCTGCTGCCTCTAACGCTAACACAGGTGCATCAGGTGGTTCACAAGCCCACAATCACGGATTTACAGGGTCTAACCACAACCACTCATTCTCAGGGTCATCAACAGTTAACGTCGATGTACAATATGTGGATGTAATTATAGCTACTAAGAGCTAACGAAAGGATATTAATGCAACTACCTAAAGGGGAATATTGTCCCTTATTGAAGAAGAAGTGTATTGGTTTAAAGTGTATGTGGTTCACCAAGTTACAAGGATCAGACCCAAATACTGGAAAAGATGTAGATGAGTATTCGTGTGCTGTCACTTGGTTGCCGATGCTACTGGTTGAAAATTCTGGTCAGCAAAGACAGACCGGAGCGGCCGTAGAGTCATTTAGAAACGAGATGGTTAAAGCTAACGAAAGTAGCGTAAAATTGTTAGAAGAAACTGCTAAAAGAAAATTATTAGGGGATAAGTAAAATGGAAATAAATAGCGATACACATTTTTCTATAGTGCCAAGTGATGGTGCAATGACTGTAGATGGTAAAGGTATGGGAGGATTAGACTTCACTTCAGCCAATATACCTGAAGGTATAAATGCATTACAGTGGGAAAGTGGGCAAGGAGAGTTAGAGTATCTAGATGCCAGAGCAAATCCTAATGTAATAATTAATGAAGTGCCAGAGTGGGCGCAGAAGTGTTTAGATATATTTGTTGAAAGAGTGCGATGGGAACTAGAGAACACACCTCCTTCTCCTAGAGCTTCAGTACAAGACGAACCAGGCGATTTCTGGGGTCAGTACCCTGAAGCTAACGCTACAACAGTAGACCAGATATTAGCTAAAGAATACCCAGGTATTATAAACGTCGCTGCTCAAGACCCTAACTTAGTTTTAAAGGGCGTGCTTACTACAGACGTAGAAGACGGAGCAACAGCACTTACATCTTTAAGAAACCTACGAAATGACTGTCTAGAATTAGGTGTAACCGCATTTTCTGACCCACTAAACGATGAAGTA